TTATCTCTCTTCTCCTGGTTATATGAAGGATTTAAACCCGGTACTAGACGTGCCTTCTTCTGAACCCTGTTCAGTTTACTAGCACTTTGTTTGGCAAAAGGGATCATATCCTTATGCCCTTGTACCACGAATTTGAGAAACTCGTCGAAGCACGGATCGTCTACACAATTTTCGAGAATCATGTAGTTACGAATACAGAACATATCGGAGCTCCAATCTTTCGGCTTGTGGAACTTCTCCGGCTGCAGCATGCTATTCAACGCTCTTATGGTTGGATAATATGCTCCTAACGTACTCGGATCTTCTCTACTAAAAAAGTCCTTCCGATTCATTCGCTGCAAGAACGTTAGCGTCGTCGAACTTACAGTCTGTTTACTAGGATTAGCAGGAAGTCCGAACTTCCCTAAGTAATCAACTAGTTCTTCAGCAGACATATCCGCTATCCAGTAGAAATCGTCTCCGATTCCCTGGCCGTAGACGCCGCGGTGCCAAGCCATGAACAGCTGCAGAACTGTTTCTGTCAGTTGGGTCCACCCTGATCCGGAAGCTAACCCGTGAACACCGGAATACTGTTCCGTCGTTGAAAACAACAGCGGAATTTCGCAGATATGCATCAAGCTCTTATATAGCGCGTCCCAATACGACTTTTGAAATAGCCATTTAACTATCTCATACACAAGTCGAATCTGTGCTGGGCGCATATGCGCATCCATTTTCGTGGTGTCTCCACCATCGATTGGCCCGCCGTTCGGCCATTGCTTGGTTAGGGTGAGCTTGACGTCCTCATAACCTAGCCATGGTGACAAGTAATTACGTATCCATTCAGTTGGAGATGCCTGAAGAGAATTCTGTATAACTTGTGCGAATTGGAATTCGATCAAGTTGCATGACATCGGAAACATCCAAACCGGTCTAAGCTTGCCATTATACTGCCTAAATAGTATAATTGCCGGATATTCGTACGCAATACCAGTAATTGCGTCTTGAATTTCTTCGGTTTTAACTTGATCACGGCGTATAAACCTCGGGAAACCCGAGTTTGTTGTCAACGTATCACGTGCTCTCATATCGTCGACAACCGATTTGAAGCTGAGTGGCCTTTTAGTCATTAGGCGACTACCGAAAGCCTCCACTGCGAATTGACGCGCTAATGGAAAGAATTCCTGCAACGCGTCGTCGGAGTCATACTCTGTAGGAGAAAACAGAGGTTCAATTACTTCTTGACACTCCTTAGACTCAATTGGAGGGACTAGGCCCTGAGGTCCAAATTTCTCGATCTGCTTACGATCGAACTGGTCAAACTCCTCGCCAAATTGAGACTTATTATTGGCTGACTCCATAATTGGTAACCACTTCTGCAATGTGGTTTCTGCTTTCTCATTCTCGTATAACCAAGAATGAGGTGTTTGCGGTCTACCCCTACTTAGATTTGATAAGTAAGAGGACAAACTGTCGTTTGCTGCGATTAACGATTGAATTGTGCTGTTAACTTTTTCAATCTTCATAGTTAATCTCCTTTCTTAAAGAAAT